ATGACTCTCAAAATGATGTAGAAACTCTTGAACTTATCTTACAGGAATTTGAAGAGTTAAATATTCAGATAAAAGTTGCTGACCCTGGGTATGAAGGTTGGTATTTGACCTGGGCGCACAAAACAGATTTGGCTCTGGCTATTTTAAATCATAAAGCTGACTACTATATCTATACAGAAAATGATATGCTGATGACCTATGAGAATTTTAAGTACTACTTAAAGTGGAGTCCGGTTTTAAAGAAATATAATCTTGAGCCTGGTTTTGTTCGTTATGAGATTCAGGACGGGAAGAAAATTCCTTTCGATAATTATTGTGTTCATTCGCTGACAAAGGAAACTCCAAATATTTGGTCCAACCGTGGTTATGTCGTGCCCAATGTTTTAGTTGTTGACCACGAGGTTAACTTCTTTGTTGCTTTAGCGAACCCATATTATGGAGCCATGATTTTAGATCAAAGAAGTGGGGAAAAGTACATCCGTTCCGATAGCTACGATCCTCAAAAGAGCTATGAAAAAGTAGGTATACGGAATTGGCCTATAGCAGATCGGAGTTCAATGGGGCTAGCTTTCGAGGAGGTTCCACTCGGATTTGAACACCGTCGTTGTGTCCCCGTGCGCAAGATACGTAATAAGTACGAAATTCTTGATCGTGGCTTGATTTGTCATGACGACAATAAGTACTCTCAATCTTTAGATCGCGGTTCGTTGATATGCTGCAAGAGTATGTTGACTCTATAGAATATGCATTCCAAAGGAGCCCGCTATGTGTCTATTTGTTACGTTTTAGAAAAAAAACGAAACTGTGAAATTTTACCGCGAGTAGAAGCTTACGTTTTACGTCGTTCTATAGAATCGCAGGAAGGAACTATTTATTGGTTTAATCCGATTTATGAACAACACTAATCCTAGCTACTACGCGAAGAATGGTATGGAGTGTTACGATGCGCAACTAGCATCTATGGGCTCTGTAAAATTTCAAGGTTACTTAGAGGGTTGTATTTTTAAATATCTGTGGAGATGGGAAGATAAAAATGGAAAAGAAGATTTACAAAAAGCAGCGATTTATTTGGCTAAACTTATAGAAACAGTTGAGTAAACATGGACGTTAGGGCTTTTGGCAGTCGTTATGGTTTTTCAGCCGCTCTCCCCTATGCCAGTGGATTTATGGTTAGCGCAGGAACTAATAAAGTTTTTCCTGCGTGCAGAGCTTTGTTTGTGGAGACGTCGAACAAAAATGCAGACAAGACTTTAATTGTTGAATTAGCTGATTCTCCCAGGTCTTTTATTAGTTTTGATCATATCCGTACAGATGTATTTCTACCCGTATCTGCCACGGCGATAAGCGGAATAAGCACAGTAGATCATGTATACGTTCTCTACTAATGGCTGACATTGCTAAAAAACGCGACCCTGCAAAATGGGCGCAAGCAAAAGCTAAAGCTCTTAAAAAAATGGGTGGGCACAGCGCTCGTGCTATGCAGCTTGCGGTAAAGTATTATAAAGATGCAGGAGGTACTTATGAAGGAAAAAAATCTGATAGTAACCGTTTAAGTAAATGGGGTAAAGAAGATTGGCAAACTAAAGAAGAATACGAATCCCGCTCTAAAGAAAAATGACCCCTGAATCTTTTATTGCAGCTTTAAGTGGTTCTGAAAAGGACTATAGGGATCGGGCACTTCCCTCCGCTGACAGTTTGATGAGCAAAGTAAACAAGCCGCTCACTACGATAGATTCAAACTTATTGAATATAATCGCTCGTACTTCTGATGATCTGATTGCAAAAGCACTCCAACAACGAGCTCAGGACGAGTATGCCAGATATAGCTAGAGAAAAAGGACGTACAGAGCGTTATTTGCCACGATCAGCGTGGTCTCAAATGACTCCTGAAGAGCGTCGGGCGACAGACGAAAAGAAAAAAGCTGCGACAGCGGGAAATAAACCGGTTAATACTCAAGTACCAAACACTGAGAAAGCTCGTGAGGCACGGAGGCGAGCTTCTGAGTATCTTAAGAGAAAGGAGAATTAACTATGGCTAACCCTTTTAATCAAGCAAGAGATTTTTTCTCTGATGCTTACGAAAAACAACAAAGCGCAGCAAATCAACAGGCTGGGTACCAATCTACTGTGAGTAGGCCACAAGCGAATGACTACGAACCAACAGAAGATAAAATATACGACCCTGCTTCTCCTTCACACAGTTCTCAGACGTTTATGGAGGACGTTAAAAACCGTTTAATTGACGAAGCTATTAAACGTTCTTCTCGACAACGGCCAGACGCAAGTCCTACCGTAATGAACGCAGGGGGTGGTGTTGCCCCAAAATCAATGCTAGCATCATACTGACAGCCGCTAGGGTCTAGTGCTTTACGATTGCTTCCTTTATTTTGACGAAAAAGAACTACTAGAGCTCCGAGTAGAAATTTTAAAAGACGTTGTTGACGGTTTTATAATCACGGACGGCAATTTAACTTTTAAGGGAGACCCTAAGCCTTATACGTGTTTAGACGCGATACGTGAACTAGGACTTCCAGAGGAAAAAATTCAAGTTCTACACGTAGAACTACCTCCAAAAGAAGTCGCTCCTAACCCGTGGGTACGTGAGTATGCGCAGAGGGATGCTTTGGCTGTTGGAATGAGAATGACTGCACCCGACTCTGTATTTTTCTTTAGCGACGTTGATGAAATACCAAAACCTGCTTCCCTTTTACAAGCTGTTGAGCTAGCAAAGCAGAATCCTGATCAGTGTGTCCGCTTATCAATGCCTATGTTTTATGGCCGTGGAGACCTTAGAGTTACAGATCCAAAAGGGGACGCAAATAAGCCTCCAAATAACTGGACCTGTGGCACTGTAGTTTTATTTGATCACCTAGAGGAGACACCTTCACAAATACGCATGAAAGATAACGGAATGCTCGTCGGGAATTGCGATGCTGGATGGCATTTCTCTTGGATGGGTGACGCAGAACGTATGAAACGAAAACTCACGTCCTTCTCACACTGTTATGACGATATACCGAACGCACATGCACCTGCATACAGTCAGGAAATGTTAGATTTTATGGATTCTTACAAAGCTGCAGCCGGAAGTACGGATCCGTTAGGTCGAACGGATCACATTTTACAAGAGTACCCACATGAACTATTACCTCCAGAGTTGTTTAAACTAGATAGAGTTAGAAATTACCTGCTTCCCAATGGCTAACCGGATGCCCGCACAGTTACGCGAACACTTCGAGAGTAAGAACGAAAACAAAGACGAGCCGAAAGGCAAGGAAGAAAAAGAAATGATGAAAAAAGAAGCTTTGCGGAAAGCCAAAAAAGCTAAGGAAATGCGCAAAAAAAATTGAAGTTTGTAATTTAATCTTGTTGTCTTGTTAGCAGAATGGCTGATCAGCTCGGAGTCCGTCAACGTTTTCAAGAAATCCTTGAAGCTTCACGTACGCAAGATAGATCTAAGCAGGCGACTACCTTAGTCGTTCTTAGTCACTTACAGCAGATGACACTGCTGATGATTAAGAAGGGGCTTGCTTTCTATTGTGATCAGGATACATATAAATCTAGATCTCGATTTTTAGATGGACTCATCTCTCTAAATAAAATTGATATCCGATTCCCTTCCATAATTCGTAATTTTCTACTTGATGGTTGTGGGCTGTTTTATTTCCGCCCGGATCCAAAACTAAAGTATCAGATATATTTCTTCCCCAAAGATCAGTACCGGGTTTACCACGACGTAAACGGGAACCTTGACGAAGTTGTAATTATTTACAAATACAAAATTAGAAGTCCAAATCTAGGTTTGCCTTCTGAGACCTCCGGACTCAACGAGAGATACGTTCGTATCTCGATTACTGACGAAAAGATCTCGGAAGTTGAGTCTAATACGGAGTTGAGTTTTGATCTTGAACCAGGCGGTCTTATTTCCCCTCAAAAAACAAGAGAAAACAACCTCGGTTTTATACCCGCTGTCGAAGTTCTTAATAAACCAGACAGTAGTGGTACTTCTGGTGAAGGTGAGTTTGATCCTTTTATGGAACAAATTGTTCTTCACGACACACTGATAACTAACATTGCGAAAAACATTGAGTTTTTCGGTAACCCCACACTGATCAGTTCACGTCCACGTAGCGATCTTGTGGAGGCAAGCGATTCAGATCGTAGTTTCCGACCAACTATTAGTAGTCAAAGTGGTTTTGGTGGTAGAGACAGCCCCTCGACTCGGGTAAGCGAGCCTTTTGGTTCGAGTGGAATGCTCGGCGGACTTCGTGTTCCTCGGATCATTGCCAACGTAGAACCATCCGATCGTGTTGGTTACATGACACCAGACCCCGTTAACGGGGACATGAATAGGTATTCACTTTTACTGAGAGAGGAAATTCGTACTGCACTGGGAGGTGTTGACGAAATCTCAGTTTCTGCTGGTGCAACAGCAACAGAGATTAAAGGGTTGATGGGTCGTGCACAAGCCACGGCATTACGTAAAAATAAAAGTTTCTTAGTTTACGGCTTTTGTAAACTGTTAGAAATGATTATTTAC